ACAGCGTAGATATGGAGTGACAACTATAGGACAGTTGGAAAGATTGTCTGTGCTTAGTGCAGGGGCAGAGGATCAAGGACAATTTTCAGCGGCTATAAATGCAGAGAAAATCAGGTCAGCTCTGGGAGGGCTAACGATAGATAGAAGAGAGAATATCAACACGTTAGATCAACTATCAAGAGATGATATCGTAGCTCGATTGGCTGATCTTCAGAAGAAATATCCACAAGCCTTTGTGATAGAAGGACAGATGAAAGATGTAACAAATGGCAAGAGGTCCAGAATCAAATCTTTGGCAAAGGATAAAGAAGCAATGTCCGCCCAAATGTCACCTAACAAGGATTGAAAGTACCACTGGGCTCGGAATTCCTGATGTCCATATTGTTTGGGATGGGTTGGCTTTCTGGTTAGAACTTAAGGTAACCAAGGCAAACGCGGTGCGCGTCTCTCCTCATCAAGTAGCGTGGAATATGGCATATCATGCTCGCGGAGGCAAAAGTTTTTACTTGGTGGAGCAAGCCTCTTCCTCCGACCTATATTTATTTGGGGGTAATCGTGGGGCTGAACTGATGAACCAAGGACTGGTTTGCGGTGGTTCAAGGTTCGAGGATCTTGCGTCCTTATTCAAGGCCTTGCGCCCTTTGCTTCTCTGATCTTGCGCCTTGCGCCTTGCGCCTTGCGCCTTGCGCCCTTCTCTTTTTATATATGTAGAAAAAAAGAGTGCCAGGTCCAAAAGGACCTGGCGAGTTGTCCTAGGCAGATCATGACAACTGCCTAGGCGAGGCGTTCTTAGTGTTCTGTCTCCGCTTTTCTTTTTGCTTCAACAGCTTCTTCATAAGTATCCCAATAGTTCGACCTAGCATCGTGATCTTCCCAAGGTTCACCCTCGGAAAGATCGTGAACTTCATAATAGAACGTTGGTATTTTAATTACTTTAAATCGAGATGAAGGTTTATACTCATTTTCATATTTTGTGAACTTATGTTTCATACTTAATGCTCCACTATTGCTATAGATTTTTTGCTCTTGCTAGTCAATCCGCTACAGAGTTGACACTTGACGCATTGGACGCGACGACCGGCCTCTTTACTTGCCGGGCAAAGTATCTCGTTTATGGGGTCGATATCGTCAAGAGAATCTATAACTCTAAAAGTTCGCGCTCGTTTTGCCCAATGCGCTTGCGCTTGTTCTAGTGTGTCCGCGCTTTGCATTGTGATATCCGGACGGAATCCAGATTGGTGAGTATAGGCTAAATGACTTTCGCACTCGGTCAATAGTTCATCCCAAATGTGAGAGGGAACAGCGGCCGGGTCGCCATATGTTCCGAGCCTTACGACTCTATTCTTTCCTAGTTCAACTCGGTTTTCTTGATTTGCAGCCATTGGATAAACGCCACGATTAAAAGATTTATAAACAATCGTTGGACCTTGACCGAGGTTAACGTAACACTTGCGATTTTTTGCTTGCTTGCGCTTGGGGTCGCTGTTTGCAATCCCACGAAAAACACAGTTTGCACAGATAGAAAAATCTTGTCCGGACTTGCTTGCCTCTAATGGTGATATATCCGAGCGAATAATATAAGTTTGCAAGACTTTTCCCGTCTTCGTGTTTCGGTCGCTATATGTAGCAATCGCAACAATTGGAAGCCCGTCAATTTGTGACGCGCCTTGGTATATAATTCCAGCTCTTAATTGCTTAGTCATGATTTAAACCTCCTTATTAACGTAAATATAGTCTTTCGTGTATCTGTTTTTGAATTGGTGAGTTTTCTCACCAGAACCCATGAACATCCAGTCACCAATAAAAAAATGGTTGTCGTCGTTTTCGTTAAAGGTTTTGGTAGTCAAGGCGTGCGTAAAAGCCTCTTGTGCTTCGTCGTAATATTCTATTCGTGAAGTCATGATTAGTGCCTCTCTCTTTGTTAATATTAGTAACCCCATTATAGGGTTTTTATCTATAGATGCAAGTTTTAAATGTTAGCAAGGACCAAGTCACCTTGCGACCTGGAGCCTTGCGCCTTTCTCTTTTCAATGTGTTTGCGCCCGGTTGTCGAGCCTTGCGCCTTTCTCTTTTTCTATGTGTGTTATCCAGGGTATTGCTGATCTAGCCCTCCGGCTAGACCAGCGAAGATATATATTAAAGCTATGAAGGTAACGAATATTGCGAGAGCACCCAGTGCTTCCATGAAATCTTTATAGTTCATTCTACTATCCTTTTGTTAGAAGCTTGATTGCTTCGGAATGGAGCGACCTAGGTCGCTCCTAACCGAAACTATCCCAAGCCTACCAAACTTAGTCCGCCCGTTTTAATTGACATTTCAACAGCGTGATCAATCTCCGCTTGTCTCTTTGTGATTGCTTCCGCGCATTCTTTGCAAGGAACTTTGTTTTCCTCTGCAATATATTTGGCGTAGTTGTTGCCTAACATCGGTTGGCCGCACATAGTCACGCCATTAGATATACGCGGTAGGGCGAAGTGTTGTTGCCCTAGCTTCTTAGTCCATTCGAAATATTTAGTCATATACTTAGTCATGATTAGTTCTCCTATTAGAAGCAGAATTGCTTCGGAATGGAGAGGCTGTTCACCTCTCCGAACCGAAACTATCCTAGTATTCTGAATACTTTCTTAGTTTTCTTCTTGAATAATTTGAGGAAATCTTTTCCGAACTTGGCCTCAAGTACCGCCTTGGTTGGCATGGGTGCGTAAGTTACCTCTGCCATTTCAGCGAAACCATAATGAAGCAACTCGTCGCGGCTATCTTTCTCAAGGTCAGCAAGGAAAGCTTTTGTTTCCATGATGCTCTTATGTCTGGCAACTAGGTCGTTGTTCCTATGCGACTTTAGTAGGTAGCTCTGTATTTTATGGTTGGTTAGTATAGTCATGATTGGTAGCCTCTCTGTTAAGGTTTATAGTACTAGTACTATATTCCCAGACTGGGTGAGAAGTCCACCCATAAACAACACACTTATGCACTTAGTTGGGAGTAGTTGCCCGTATGCCACAGCAATAGGACAAAGTGTCGCAGGCTGGGGGTAACTTGGCCTAGCCAGGTCCTACGGTCAGAGGTGCGACAAAAACGCACACCCCCCTTGACGGGGCGCGGGCTCTGAGCGGGAGCGAAGAGAACAGGTTATATAAATTCAATCCGACATAAAATTATTCGGGTCTTTTTTCATTCCCCTTTTTCCACAAAAATAAACTCGCCCAAAAATATTCGGGTCTTTTTTCATTTGCCCTTTGTTGCGAGGACAAAGTGCGTTATGGTGCGGCAGGCCGGGCTCCTTCCTCCCAGGAAGCCTAGAGCCACTGACGCATCGCAAAACAACTCCTCCTAGATTTGCGGTGCGTCTTTTTTTCAAGAGTCAATTGAAAGTTTCGAGGATCGGTGTTATTGTATCGTGAACCACGGACCTTGGAGCGTATTCATATGGGAATATTAGATTTTTTTAGACCGAAAGAGCCCACTGCAACTCAAGTGACTCCTAGGCCTGATAATATTGATACTCAGTTCCTCCCTAACTATACGGGTGGTATATACGATGCTTTTGGAACGAAGATAGGGGATCCGAACACTCCGTTTATAATGGAATCTGCTTTTAATCCGAAGAGATTTAAGGATCCTGTAAGAAAAGCGGACACTATAGATTATTTAAACAAGTTTCATTATCCCCAACCAGATGATCCAGAACGAGGTCCTTTGACTCCTCCAAGGGCTCAAGGTCCAGGGTACTTGCAATACGAACGACCGATTGTTCCATATGTCAAAGGTCAAACTTACGCGGACGACATTTCGTCTAAGTTCCGCGAAGGGTCAAGACTAGCGCATAAGAATATGCACGATCCTAATTACAAAGGTTATTTTCAAAGCCGGACTAGTAACAACCCGTTCTTACAGAACCTGAATAGATTGGCTGATACACCCTTAACGATTGCGAGGAAAGGAGGCAATTTGTTAGGTTCGGGTATCTTTAAAGCTTTAGGTGGTGCCGCAGATGTAGCTGGAATTGTGTTGGATGGTGGTGGCAAGGGTCTTATGAGCACAAAGCAAGCTCAAAACTTTTCCAAGGATTTATCCGTACTTCCGCTTTCCCTCGCGGAAGCCTATGGCGGTCAAATAGGTGGGATGAGTGCACTAGCACGAAGACAATATATGAAAGAATTGTCTAAGAAAAACGCAAGAATTGGTTTTAGAGATCCCTTAACACTTCAACTTGGTAGTCGTAAACAGCCTATATTTCTTGGAATGGAAGGTGCGACTAAAACTGAAACCAAGCTTCTTCAGGACGCAACGGATTACGCAGAGTCTTTGATGAAGAATGCAGACGGTGAAACGTTGTACTCAAGATCTCCTACTTTTATACAAGAACTGGTGGAGAAGAAGTTCCCAGGAGTTGTGTTTGATAGGAAAAATCTGGTGCCTATTATAGAAAGCC